GAGGCACGCTGAGCACTGGATACAATTACAACGAAATTGTCATCAATAACGATGGAGTTTTATGTACAGCGTCTGGAGGAGGTAACGGCGTGTATGTCAGTGCCGACGGCATAACGTGGGCGCACTACACGCTGGCCGTAAACATCGACTGCATCGCTTCCGACGGGCATGTTTTTCTCGCCATCGGTCTGAACAACTACTACATTTCCTACGACGGCGCGACATGGACCACGCAGGCCATGCCATTTACCGGAACGACATGGCGGGGAATCGTCTGGAATGGATCGGTATTCCTCGTCACCTCAAACAACCAGCACGCCGCGACGATTACCCGATATTTTGCTGGAAGCGTACAGTCCCCGCTCGATGACATCGTTTCAACGGAATGCGTTCAATCTGGCCTGTTGTCTAGTGGGGACGTTGATGTGTCTCAGCTTTCAGGCATTTCTGTCCGTGGCTACCTTGTTGCCAGTGTCGGGGCTATTCGTTCCGCATTGGAACCGCTTCAAGGCGCTTGGCCTTTCGATGTTGTGCAGCACGGATATACACTGAGGTTTGTTGCCCGAGGTGGTGCCTCGGTGGTTACGGTTCCAACCAGTGATTTAGATGCCAGAGGATCAGGGCAGGATGCCGGAGTGCAGATCACTACGAGCCGGGAGATGGATTCTCAGATGCCTCGCAGGGTGACCATAAAGTATCTGGACTGTGATCGTGAGTATGACATAGGAACTCAGTACTCTGAGAGACTGAATACAGACGCGGTAAATGAAACACTGTTGGATTTACCCATCGTTTTCACAGCCTCAGAGGCTGCTGGCAAATCGGAGGTGTTGCTGTACCTCTACTGGATGGAAAGGAGCGATTTATCTTTCTCTTTGCCACCAACCTACAATCAGCTAGAGGCATCCGATACGATAACGCTGGTCACGCCGGAAGGCAATGTTTCGCTGCGTTTGACGGCGATCCCTTACACAAGCGATGGCCGCGGGGAGTGCAAAGCAAAATACGCCAATGCCGCCGTCTATACTCCCGCCGCTGTCGGGGTGCCATCTGCCGTCACCGGCACGCCGACCATCAGCGTGCAAGGTGCATCCCGTTGTGTGCTAATGGACATTCCAACCGTGCATACCGATCAAACCTATGCGGTCGGATTCGTCGCGGCCATGTGCGGGACGTTTTCATCAGGCTGGGCCGGCGGCAACCTCATGACATCCACCGATGGTGGCGCAACCTGGAGCACCGCAGGATCATTCGCAGCACCAGGTGCCACTATCGGCTATGCGACCAACGCCATCGGAGATGTCGATGAACGGACGATTGACTGTGCCAGTTTGTTGAAGGTCGTGCTGTACAACGGTGAGCTTTTTTCGATCACTGAATCTGCCATGTTATCCGGCAGCAACTATTTTGCATACGGCGCAGATGGCCGCTGGGAAATCATTGCGGCGCAGAATTGCACGCTGCAGGGCGATGGCTCGTACTGGCTGACCAATCTACTGCGCGGGCGAAACGGCACAGAATGGGCCATGGGGCTGCACAGCATAAACGACACGCTGGTATTGCTCGATCCTGATGATATCCAGTTTATCACTCTATCTGCTGCGGCCATCAGCCAGACGAGGTTGTATCGGGCGATCACTGAGGGGCGCGACATCAGTACGGACGCTGACAAGTCATTTGCTTATCAAGGCGTCAATCTCAAGCCGCTTTCACTCCTGGGCGGCAACATGTACCGCAATACCGCCACTGACGACTTGACGCTATACGCCTATCGACGCTCCAGGATTGTCGATGAGTGGAGGGACTATGTTGATATCGACATCGGAGAGAGCGTAGAAAGCTACGAGTGGGACATCTGCACAGACAATAGCCACTCATCCGTTCTCAGAACGTTGTCTGCTACCGGCACAAACAATGTGATCTACACTGCGGCGGAACAAATCGCTGATTTCGGGTATGTGCAAACCACGCTCAGCTTTGTGATTTATCAGATGTCGTCCACTGTCGGGCGTGGCTATCCAACCTATCGAACGTATGTGAGGTAATCCTGTGGCATCAAGCTCATCAAACCTATCTTTGCTTGTGCAGTCCCAATCCGGAAAAGAAGCCACAGCAAATGCGCTGTGGAATTCCATGTCTCAGGCCGCGCTGTTTTCAAGGCATAACTCGTCTGGACTCATCTGGTTTTATTACGGCGGCACGATGATTGTCGATGGCGTTATCACGCAAATCGCAACCGACACGACGACAGGGGTAACGCTTTCCGCCAGCGCAACAAACTACATTGAGGCCGACCGAAGCGGCACAGTGACCAAAAACACGACCGGATTCACGCCGGGACGAATCCCGCTCTATACCGCCGTCACAAACGCTACGACAATCACTAGCTACACCGACTGTAGAGGGCAATGGCAGCCGCTGCACATCCCGAGCAAGACCAGCGTTGCTGTTACCGCCGCCGATGTGACGCTGACGCAAGCGCAAGCCGCCTGCCGGTACCTGACGACTACCGGGATTTTGACCGGCAACAGAAACGTCATCGTGCCGAATGAGTGGGAGGGGATCGTCTATTGCAACAACACCGGGGCGTTCACAACGACGTTCAAAACATCAGCGGGAACTGGCGTCGTGGTGGCTCAAACCAAGCGGGCTATTTTGCTGGCGGACGGAACGAACGTCGTGCGCATCACCGCTGACGCATGATAAACAGAACCAACGTCGAACACTTGGTCATTGCTCTGGTCCTTCAGGCTTTGATCGCCTTAGTCACTGGAGATTGGCTGCTCGGTGCATTGTTCTCTTCTGGAATCTTTCTCGGAAGAGAGCACGCCCAACGAGAATACCACATAGGCGATCCATGCACTCTAGTTGGCTACGAGGCACTGGACTTCTGGAGGTGGTCAATAGACAGCCTCATGGACCTGATACTGCCGGTGACTGGAGTCACACTGATGGTGCTCCTGAACCTATGATGAAACTATGCACATACCTACGCTCTACAGCCCTAAACAGGCATCACTAGACCGTAGTTGCGCATAGTTGAACTCCGTAAGCCATTGATTTTACTGGTCACAACAGCCAGTGAAATGCTTGTGGAGCATGTTCTGGTCCATCTAACCTCCTGATTTGTAGTGCCTTTCTATACGGCTATGCTGAAACTATGCTGAAGGCCTGGCATTGTTGGCATATTGTGCCACATGCCCCGGAGATAGGTGGGCATAGCGCATGACGCTGGTTAGATCGCTCCAACCGCCCAGTTCCTTGAGCACCTCCAGTGGGGTGCCGTTCATGATGTGCCACGAAGCCCACGTGTGGCGCAGTCCGTGCCAAGTGAACTGACCCTCAAGTCCCGAGGCTTTGAGCGCCCGGTACCACGAGTGGTTGGACCCTTTCGTCAGCGGTCTTCCGTTGAAGCCAAAAACGTAGCGAGGATCGACTCCTTTTCTCCGGTCGAGAATGTCCAGTGACTCGTCCCACAGCGGGACCGAGTACGCCTTGTTGTTCTTGGCAAGGTCGGCGTGCACCCACAGCACTCGGCGCTCGGTGCTGACCTGACTCCACTCCAGTTCGAGGACGTTGTTCTCCCGCATGCCTGTGCACAGGCTGAAGGCAACCATGTCCCGCATGTGGTCTGGTAGATGAGACAGCAGGTGGTCGGCCTCTTCTCGGGTCAGCCAGCGGAGCCGGCCAGTCGGCTCTCTCAGGTGCCTGATCTTGGGCGCGGTCTCCAGCCACCCCCACTCAACGGCGCAGTTCAGCACCCGTTGGATGGCTTCCATGTGGCGGTTGACCGTGGCGTTGGACGTGCCCTTCTCGACCGTCCGGTTGTTCAGGCCAGCCCGCCTCAGTTCCATCAGTTCTTCCAGTGTGTCCTTGGTGATTTTAGACAGCTTCATCCCGGCCAGATACTGGGCGGACCACCTCAACATGCGGGCGTCGTGCGGCAGAGATCGCTTGTCGGCCTTCTCAGCGAAAAAACGCCTGACCGCGTCATCCCAGACACGCTCAGGCGTTTCGCCCAGTTTGGATACTCGCCACATGTCGGCTTTCAGCCGGTCGTGGTACTCCTG